AAAGGAATCCAAACGCATGGAGGAACAGATAGCTAGGGCTAAAGCTAGAGTTAAGGAATTAGAACTATTGATCAAACATTGGGAGCGTAAGAAATGAATTGTTGGCATTGTGAAACTGAATTGATTTGGGGAAGTGATTCCGATTGTGAACACTTGGAAGAATTTGATTTTATTACGTTTTTGACTTGTCCAAAATGCGAGTCTGAGGTAGAGGTTTATCACAAGATACCAAATAGCAAAACCCCCTAGCCTCCTCTAAAAGCTAAGGGGTCTTGTGAACATCTAATCCCTTTATCAGATGTTTAATAGGTAGCTTGCATTAGTAAACTACACAGATAATTTAGCGGCTTTTTTACTCTTATTCAACTCCTGTAATCTTGATTGTTGTCGTCTTATCTCAAGGCAATGTGAACAAAAACATAAATCAGGTTTCTGTTCCATAGCCCTGCTAAATTAACTATTGGTTGTAACAGAAAAACCTCCCTTAAATGCACTTCTAGGGAGGCTTAACTGGGGTGTATGGGGATCACCAAGCCAAATCTAGCGTTTTTATATAAGCTTGTGAAGAGTAAGTCTATTTATGAGAAAACTATTTAAGCCTCTCCTTCCTCTTCTTTATGCTTTTTTGCGTAGTGAAGCAGGTAAAAAACTGTTACTTGACCTCTTGAAATCAGCAGCGAAACAAAGTACAAATAAACTTGATGATCAGGCTGTGGATTTCCTAGAGTCCAGATTATTCCCTGAATCTAATACTAATTTACAATGAGTTTTTACAAACCAGAATGGAGAAAAGAAGACGAAAAAAGAGCCTTAGACCTTGAGCGCTGGTACGTCCTTGATGGGCGGCATAGGAAGACACTAGCAGATGGATCTGACAATCCTTTTTATGGAATCTATACTGGATTAGCAGCTAAAGGTAAAGAATTAGATGGAGAATTTGGATGAGCAATTTATTCTGTTAGATCAACTAATGGAACCTCCTACAGTTGAACAAGAGTTGGAGTTAGAAAAAAAAATTAGATGGCTAACAGAAGGAGCCTCTAAAGAACAACTTGTAAGACATTGCGAAGCAGTAGAAAGAAATCATTTTCATCAATCACAATTCATTGCAAATTGCTTAACTGAAATTGCAAGATGCAAGGCTAAAATTGCTTGTTTAGAAAATCCTGTAAGACAACCTACTTTTAAAAACTTTTTGAGAAAAATACTTGATTTATAAAGGGCAAGGACAATAAGTTTGATTCATCTGGATCGTAAATATTCGCTGTATTTTTTCCTTTCTTTCTCTCGTTCTTTTTGTCTGATTTCCTTGTAGCAAAGAAGAACACGTTCTAAAGCGAACAACTCACTTAAGGTTGCGTTCTTCATGTAATCAACGCTTACTTGTAAAGGGGTCGCTTTCCTTTTCATGGTGCTTCCTCCTTTTTTCTTTTTGGGAACTGACCTTTATCATTCATGTTGTACCATTTTCCTTTAGAGTGAAAGGAATAAACATTAAACCAAGTGTTGCAATGAATTTCACCTTCAGAGTATGGGCCTAATGGTTTTTTCATGGTGCTGGAACGAGGATGTGTTGTGCGTGTTCTGACCGTCTTTTATTCTTATCATCCCAGGTTACTTCGTAGTAATAACAAACTCGACCTCTTCTATTGAACTTCTCCTTAACTTCTGTGATTGTTCCAGTTGTAGTTCCTAAAGATAAGCAAATGCTTTTAACATTTTTTTTGATGACTTGATCTTGTAGTTTAAATTTTGGGGTTGGCATTGTTTTTTAAATAAATTTCAACAAGTTTTTTTTTGCTGTAGTGCGTTGTAGTTCCAGCTAATGCTCTTAATTTTTTAGATGACAAGGTTAATAAAAATCTTTTAAAGCCTTCTCCTTCTTTTGGACTTCTATAAACAAAAAAAGATCCTAACCAGTCTAAAAAATTCATAAGGCAATTACCATTATTGAGCTATAGTACTTGTACTGATGAGTTGCACCGTTTCGCTTAGTCGAAAAGTCGCCTCTCAATACACGGGCTTGCAGCGTGGCAACTGCAAAGAAGCTGTGGTCAGATGAAAAAGCTGAGACTTCCCACGGGCTTGTTACCGTTGGTTCCATCTCTGAAGGTCATAAGGGAAACCAAATGACGGCTAATTCATGCCAAAGCCGCAAGAAGGTGGCCCGTAAGTCCTACGGGGTAACTTCAGTAATAGCTCATTTAATGACGGCGGTAAAAAAGAAAGAACCCCTCTTGTGAGGGGCTTTTTCATGTTTAAGCTCTTGGTGCAATCGTGCCTCGTCCATCAGTCCATTCTGATTGGTCATCAGGGTTAACTGACCATTGACTGCCAAACATTGTAAACCCTGGAACTTCTTCATAATCAGTTCTGGAGCTATAGATTCTAATCGTGGAACCTCCTGGCATTTCACAAGCATCAGCTTGATCTACTAACCATTTAGCTGCTTTTCTTGCTTCTGTTGGGTTCCAGTCTGTAATCAAATAACGATCACAATCGTTGCCGCTTTTCTTTTTCTTATTTGGAATAAGACGGAATTTTGCTGTAAATGCTGAGTCCATGAAATTAATTAATGGGGTTGTTTAAAGTGTTTTGCCATTCTTCAATATCGCTACGGTGATACCGCACAAAACGAGAATGGTTATTTGGTTTACGAATGACTCGCCATTTGGGGCCACTCGGTCTACCATTGCGGCTTTTGGTTCGCCACAGCCTAAGAGTCTGGGGTTTTATTCCAAGCTCAAGGGCAAGTTCATCAGTCGTAAGTAGTTCATTAGTCATCTTTTTGAAGGATTAAAGAAAGTAAATTGTCTCGGTCTTTCTCTGTGATTTTTTCTTCTTTATAGCGTTTTGAGATATTAGTTTTTAAAACTTTTAACTTGTCTGGATCAGATGTTTTTTTAATAAATGCCTCACATTCTCTAATAAATTTATCGTCATCTGTTCTCTCAATCGGTTTATTCTGGGGCTTGTTTTTCTTTGCAATTATTTCTGGCTCTTCAGTATTCGTATCCATATCAGGTTCAATTCCTAACAGCATTTTGATTGCATACCTGCGGCCATAGGTCAGACTTCCTCCCCATGTAAACATTGGTTTATTACCCATATTCTCAGGCAGAAAAATAGGAAGCTCGCTTGTGATTTCTTGCCCTGTTTCAACATGAATTAAACGAGTCAAAATAATAGAAACACCATCACAAGTTGTAGTAGGCGGTTGAATTAATATCAATCCATTCTGATGTAATACAGGTTGAACCACTGAAATCATTTCTTCCAATGGGGTGTATTGATAATTAAAACCTTCTTTGCTCCTCGTTAAACTGGGGCATTGTTGCTGGAATTTTTGCAACGCTTGATAAA